TAGCAGAAGTACAACTGAGTGCTAATCAAACAATTACTGATATTAGATTAAGAAATGCTGGTATTGGGTACACTCTAACACCAACAGTTACTATTGCCAATCCTTCTCTTATTAGTGGTATTGGTGAATTTGCCTTTAATGAAGAAGTCAGAGGAGTATCTTCTGGTGTGTATGCTACTGTGAAGGAATGGGATACTGATACTAAGGTTCTTAAAGTATCTAATGTTGGTGTAGGCACTACTGCAATGGCATTCATACCTGGTGAAATTATTGAAGCAACAGAATCTAGACATTTTGTTACTGCTGTAAGTGCAGCTGGAACTATTGGTATTACTACTACAATAATTACTGGAATTAATACTTCAAGTATTGTAGTTGGTCAATCTATAAAAGAACTAATTGTTGGTGCTGGATCTACTCCAATTCTTGGTACAGGACATACTGTTACTTCCGTTGGTCTTGGGACAGTCTTTATTACTCCACCTTCCTTAAATACAGTAGCATATATTGGATTAACAGTTGGATTTGGTACTAATGTATATTCCAATTATTCACTTAAAAAATATGATGAAAGAGATACATACAGCCCATATGATTCAAACGATGAGATTGAATCTGAGGCAGATGATCTATTAGACTTCACACAATCAAACCCATTTGGTAACGTATAATGTTAGGGACTTATTTTTATCACGAAATATTGAGAAAGACTGTTATATCTTTTGGTACGGTTTTTAATGATATTCATATTCGCCACAAAAAAGGTTCTGGTGGTGAAATAAGTGATATGCGTGTTCCATTGGCATATGGTCCAATGCAAAAGTTTTTAGCAAGACTGGAACAACAAGCAGATTTAAATAAAGCAGTTCAGATAACACTTCCTAGAATGTCATTTGAAACTACTAATATTGCTTATGATCCGACAAGAAAGGCGGGTATAACACAAACCTTTAAAGCATCCGATGGGAATAAGTTAAGAAAGGTCTATATGCCAGTTCCTTATAATATTGGATTTGAATTAAACGTTTTGACTAAATTGAATGATGATGCATTACAGATTGTAGAACAGATACTTCCATATTTCCAACCATCTTTTAATTTAACGGTAGATTTAGTTGAAGCAATTGGTGAAAAAAGAGATATTCCGATTGTATTAGATAATATTTCATTCCAAGATGATTATGAAGGAGACTTTTCAACTAGAAGAGCATTAATATATACACTTAATTTTACTGCCAAGACTTATCTATTCGGTCCTATTGCTGATACTCCTGATGGACTTATTAAGAAAGTTCAGGTTGATTATCATGCTTCTGTGGATACTGAAAATTCAAGAAGATCTTTGAGATACACTGCTGTTCCTAAGGCAATGAAGGATTATAATGATGATAATACAGCAGTATTAAAAGCAGATCTTTCTAAAACTAAGACTAGACTTGCTATTAGTGATAGTTCTGCCTTAACACTTGGTAATAGAATTATTATAGATAGTGAGATAATGAAAGTTAAGGAAATTCCTGATAGCAGCACAATAGTTGTTAATCGTGGATATGATGGTAGTACAACTGCTACTCATACTGAAGGAACATCTATTGATGTATTAACTGCTGCTGATAATCTTCTTGTTGAATCAGATGATGATTTTGGATTTGATGGAACAGTAGAAGACTTTACTGATGCTAAAACGTATAGTCCTACGTTACAGAAAGATATTTAATGAATACTATGTCTAGTTATGATCCTATTGATGAAGCACTGAATACTTCAAGTACTATTGAGGTTAGCACTACACCAGAAAATGGATGTGTTACTAAGAAAGATAGTACTAAAAATATTACTGGGGATATTGAAAAGGACTATGAATACACTCGTGCTAATTTATATTCACTAATCGAAAAAGGACAAGAATCTCTTAATGGTATTATGGAACTTGCAGGTGAGAGTGCAAGTCCAAGAGCATATGAAGTTGCAGGACAAATAATTAAGTCAGTTGCTGATACTACTGATAAATTAATGGAACTTCAAAAGAAAGTTAAAGATATTGATGAGGATAGGGATAAAGGTCCAAGTCAAGTTACAAATAATGCATTGTTTGTAGGATCAACATCCGAACTTTCTAAAATGCTTAAAGATGGGATTTTGAATAATGACAAATAATACACCTTGGGAAGAAGATAGTATTAGAATAGAAGATGCTGATGGTAATCTTGCATATGAGGTTATTGATGTTATTAAACCTATTAGATTATCTCCTACAAATTATGAATCACCTTCTGATTGGAGGAGTGAATTAGGTATTGAGGATTAAATTATGTCAGAAGATAGCATATATCTTGGTAACCCGCTTTTAAAAAAGGCAAATACTGCTCATGAATTTACAGAAGAGCAAGTTATTGAATTTATTAAATGTAAGAAAGATCCAGTATACTTTGCCAATAATTATATTAAGATTGTTTCTTTGGATGAGGGACTAACACAGTTCCATCCTTATGATTTTCAAGAGAAGTTAATTAGAAACTTCCACGAACATAGATTTAATATATGTAAGATGCCTAGACAGACTGGTAAGTCTACTACGTCTGTATCATATCTTTTACATTATGCTGTTTTTAACGATAGTACTAACATCGGTATTCTTGCTAACAAAGCAGCGACTGCCAGAGATTTGTTAAGCAGATTACAAACTGCATATGAAAATTTACCTAAATGGATGCAACAGGGTATAATATCCTGGAACAAAGGGAGTTTAGAACTTGAAAACGGATCAAAGATATTGGCAGCTTCTACATCTGCAAGTGCTGTCCGAGGCATGTCGTTCAATATCCTATTCCTCGACGAATTCGCTTTCGTTCCGAACCATATTGCAGAGTCGTTCTTTGCCTCTGTTTATCCTACTATTACGTCTGGTAAGTCAACGAAAGTAATAATGGTTTCAACCCCTCACGGGATGAATCATTTTTATAGGTATTGGAATGATGCCGAAAAGAGTAAGAATGAGTATATACCAACTGATGTACATTGGAGTGAAGTTCCAGGTAGAGATGCTGAATGGAAAGCACAAACTATTGCTAACACGTCAGATCAACAGTTTAAGGTTGAGTTTGAATGTGAGTTCTTAGGTTCTATTAATACTCTTATCAATCCAGCAAAACTTAGAAATTTAGTATATGAAGAACCTAAGACAAGGAATGCAGGTCTTGATATCTATGAAGAACCAATAGAAGATCATAATTATATAATTACAGTTGACGTTGCCAGAGGATTGGGTAATGATTATTCAGCGTTTATAATTTTTGATACAACAGAGTTTCCATATAGAGTAGTTGCAAAGTATAGAAATAATGAAATTAAACCAATGTTGTTTCCAAATGTTATATTGGATGTTGCAAAGGGATATAATAATGCTTATGTTTTAATAGAAGTAAATGATATAGGAGATCAGGTTGCAAGTATTCTTCAATATGATTTGGAATATGAAAATATTCTAATGGCTACAATGAGGGGAAGGACTGGTCAAATCGTTGGTCAAGGATTCTCTGGTAAGAAAACTCAACTTGGTGTTAGAACAACAGCAGCAGTTAAAAAGTTAGGATGTTCTAATCTTAAAACTTTATTAGAAGATGATAAAATATTAGTATCTGATTATGATATCATTTCAGAATTAACAACTTTTGCTCAAAAACATAATTCATTTGAAGCAGAAGAGGGATGTAATGATGACTTGGCAATGTGCCTTGTTATATTCTCATGGTTAGTATGTCAGGATTATTTTAAAGAAATGTCTGATAATGATGTTCGTAAGAGAATTTATGAAGAACAAAGAAATCAAATAGAGCAAGATATGGCACCATTTGGATTTATTTCAGATGGATTTGATGATATGGAAAACTTTACTGATAATGATGGAGATAGGTGGAGTAAGAATAATCCAGTAGAGAGTACTGAGTGGAATGTTGATGAATATGGAGACCGTTCTTATATGTGGGATTACATGTAGACTACATGAAAATGGATATTTTAATAAATAATTTCAGAATAATCTGAGACTCGGAGAACAAAAAGATGCCGCTAAATTTAGCATCTCCTGGGATTGTAGTTAGAGAAGTTGACTTAACTGTAGGTAGAGTGGACACAGCATCCGATAAAGTCGGTGCTATTGTTGCCCCTTTTGCAAAAGGACCAGTCAACGTCCCAACCCTAGTTGAGAATGAACAGGATTTACTTAATAATTTTGGTGAGCCTTCTTCCACTGACAAGCACTATGAGCATTGGTTGGTTGCCTCATCATACCTATCTTACGGTGGACCTTTAAGGGTAGTAAGAGCAGATGACACAGATCTGGCAAATGGTTTTGCTGGTGCTGCTGCTAATGTTAAAATTAACAGTCTCGATAACTATAACGATTTAGGATACGATACTAGTACAATTACTGGTGTAACAGTTGCTGCTAGGAACCCAGGTTCTTGGTCAAATGGTGCTAAGGTTGCAATCATTGATGCCATAGCAGACCAAACACTTACATTCTCAGCACTTCCAACAAATATTGCTGTTGGTTATGGTGTAACACAAACTGTTCCTCCAAATACAATTCTTGCTGGTGCAGGTACAACTAGTAAGTTGGACGGACACTTTAAGGGTATTGTAACAGAAGTTGATTCTACTAATAAGAAGATTTCAGTTAAAGTTCTTTCGCATGTAACAGCAGCTGGTGTTTCTACTAATGTAGATTACCAACCAAATGGAATCTATAAGTTTGGAAATACTGCTGTTGGTGTTCATACCATTGGTACTGCAACTGGATACAGTTATACTTCACCAACTGCAAATGCAGATTGGTTTGATCAGCAATCAATTGCTTTAACTAATACATCAATTAATTGGAACAATATTGCAGAACGTCCAGGAACATCAAGTTTTGCTGCTGCTAGAAATTCACGTTTCGATGAAGTTCATGTTGTAGTTATTGATGATAAAGGAACAATTTCTGGAAATACTGGAACTATCCTTGAAAAGCATTTATCACTTTCTAAGGCAAAAGACGCAGAATTCTCAGTTGGTTCACCATCTTATTGGAGAAAGTACTTAGCAACTAATTCCACACAAATCTTTGGTGGTGGTGCTCCTGCTGGTATTGTTGCCACAGACACAACTACGGTTGCTGGATTTAGTACTGCTACTGATATTGGATGGGATCAAGAAACACAAGGAATTTCATTTGGTGGTACAGGAGTAAAGACTCTTACACTAGGTGGTGGTGAAAACTACGACGGAACAACCGATCCAGAAGCTACTGGTTCATTTACCGTAAGTTTAGCTGGTCTTTCAGCAGGATATGAGTTGTTTGAAGATAATAATTTATATCAATCAGATTTCCTAATCATGGGATCTGCTAATTATGAAAAAGAAGCCGCACAGGCACTTGCCAATAAACTAATTTCAGTTGCCGAAATTAGAAAGGATGCATTAGCATTTATTTCTCCTTATAGAAAGGCATACTTGAATGATAGTGCTGCTGGTTCTGTGACTATAAACTCGGATGAAACAATTACAGATAATGTAATTAGTTTCTATGCACCTGTTGCATCATCTTCATATGCAGTATTCGATAGTGGATACAAGTATATGTACGATAGATTTGCAGATACATTCCGTTATGTTCCTCTTAATGGTGACATTGCTGGTACGTGTGCTAGAAATGACATCAATAACTTCCCTTGGTTCTCACCAGCAGGAACACAAAGAGGTTCGATTCTAAATGCAGTAAAACTTGCATTTAACCCTTCTCAAACACAAAGAGATAGACTTTACTCAAATAGAGTTAATCCAGTTATCTTCTCACCAGGAGGCGGAATCGTCTTATTTGGTGATAAGACAGGTCTTGGAAAAGCATCTGCATTTGATCGCATTAATGTTCGTAGATTATTTGTCTACCTCGAAAATGCAATCTCTGCTGCTGCAAGAGATCAGATGTTTGAGTTTAATGATGAGATTACAAGGACAAACTTCGTAAACATTGTTGAACCATTCCTTCGTGATGTTCAAGGTAAGAGAGGAATCTATGATTTCAGAGTTATCTGTGATGAAACAAATAACACTGCTGCTGTTATAGATAACAATGAATTTGTTGCTGACATCTTTGTCAAACCCGCTAGATCGATTAATTTTGTAGGTCTAACCTTCGTTGCTACCCGTACTGGTGTTAGCTTTGAAGAAGTCGTCGGTGCTGTTTAATTCTGCCGAATATACTAAAGGAATAAAAAACTATGGCAACTCAATTTAATAGACCACCTTTAAGGAAGATCACTGACTTCAAAAGTAAGTTAACTGGTGGTGGTGCAAGACCGAATTTATTCGAAGTCGAACTTGCTTTTCCTGAAGAAATAGAAATCGCTAATGACGTTAAAGATAAGTCTAGATTTCTAGTAAAGGCAGCTGCTCTTCCAGCATCTAATATAACTCCAATTGATATTAACTTTAGGGGTCGTATTTTAAAGATTGCTGGTGACAGAACATTTGATACTTGGACAGTTACCGTTATTAACGATACTGATTTTGCTATCAGATCTGCATTTGAGAAATGGATGAATCAGATTAATAAATTATCTGACGCAACTGGTGCTCAAGATCCAGCAGATTATCAAGAAGATGCCTTTGTTCATCAATTAGATCGTGATGGATCAACTCTTAGAACCTATAAGTTCTTTGATGTGTTCCCAACAAATATTAGTCAGGTAGATCTTTCATACGAAACTATCGATACACTAGAAGAATTTACGGTAGAACTTCAAGTTCTTTACTGGGAGTCAATTAAAGGTGTTGGTGCTAACGCAGGAGGCGAAAGCATTTCCTAATAAATATGTTATAATAGTAGGAAAACTTATATACTATGCCTAAGCTTTTTGGATTCTCTATTAACGATTCGGACGAACAAAAGTCTAAATCGTTATTATCCCCTGTTCCACCAAATAACGACGATGGCAATGATAATTACATTGCTAGTAGTTTTTATGGTTCATATGTAGATATTGAAGGTGTTTATCGTACAGAGTACGATCTAATTAAAAGATATCGTGAAATGGCACTCCATCCAGAGTGTGATTCTGCGGTAGAAGATGTTGTTAATGAAGGTATTGTTAGTGATCTATACGATTCTCCTGTTGAAGTAGAATTATCAAATGTAGATGCTAGTGATAAAGTAAAGGAATCCATCAGACAAGAATTTAGGCATATTAAAGAAATGATGGACTTTGATAAAAAGTCTCATGAAATTTTTAAGAATTGGTATGTTGATGGTAGACTTTATTATCTAAAAGTTATTGATGTAAAGAAACCACAAGATGGTATTCAAGAGGTCAGATATATTGACCCAATGAAAATAAAGTTTGTTAGGCAAGAGAGAAAGAAAGACCCAAATAAAGGAATTGCATTATCACCAACAGGAGCAGAAACTGGAAAAGCATTATCTCCTGAGGTTGATGAGTATTATGTTTATACTCCAAAACCAAGTTATCCAACAAATATGTATCAACAGACTTCCATTGGTGGTGGAAAAGGTTCTGTAAAAATTGCAAAGGATTCTATTTGTTATGTAACATCTGGATTATTTGATAGGAATAAAGGTACTTGTTTATCATACTTACATAAGGCAGTTAAAGCACTTAATCAACTTAGGATGATTGAGGATAGTCTTGTTATATACAGATTATCAAGAGCACCAGAAAGAAGAATATTTTATATTGATGTTGGTAATCTTCCAAAAGTAAAAGCAGAACAGTACCTTAGAGAGGTAATGAGTCGTTATCGTAATAAGTTAGTTTACGATGCTTCTACTGGTGAAGTTAGAGATGACAGAAAGTTCATGTCTATGATGGAAGATTTCTGGTTACCTAGAAGAGAAGGTGGTAGAGGAACTGAAATCACAACACTTCCAGGTGGACAAAACCTTGGAGAACTTGCTGATATTGAGTACTTCCAAAAGAAACTTTATCGTTCTTTAAATGTTCCAGAATCTAGAATCGCAAATGATGGTGGTTTTAATTTAGGAAGATCATCAGAAATACTACGTGATGAATTAAAGTTTTCAAAATTTGTAGGACGTTTAAGAAAGAGATTCTCAAACATGTTTAGTGACATGTTAAAGACTCAACTAATCCTTAAAAATATAATTACACCAGAAGATTGGGATCAAATTAATGATCACATTCAGTATGATTTCTTATATGATAATCAGTTTGCAGAATTAAAAGAATCTGAAATGATGAATGAGCGTTTAGGTACGCTCGCAACAATTGAACCTTATATTGGTAGATTCTATTCTAATGAATGGGTTCGTAAGAAGGTTCTTCGTCAGACAGATAAAGAGATTGAAGAAATTGATGATCAGATTGTTCAGGAAATTGAGGATGGGGTAATTCCAGATCCATCAGCAGTTGATCCAATTACAGGTGAACCATTGCCGACAGAAGGTGAAATGGCAGCTGAGGATGATTTCCAAAATGATCTTGGTACAGCCGGGTTATAAATAATCCTGATATATTAACTTAAAGTTATGGAAGAAATTCTTGATTTGATTGCGACTGACGCAAAAGCTGCTCAAGTAACGGACAAGATTAAAGATGTTCTGTATACAAAATCAGCAGAAAAAATAGATACCTTTAAACCAAATATTGCTCATAGCATGTTTAACGCTCCCGAACCAGAGTCTTCTGGTGAAGAGGAAGTTTCTCAGGAAGAGCCTGGTGAAGAGGAAGAATCCTAAATAACTAATATACTAGTTGAAATTAAAAATGTCGGCGTTAAAAGTAACCCAAAAAGTAGCGAAGCTGAGTGGTACAGCAGTTTCTGCTCCAATTCCTCTCAAATCTGGGTATTTAAGAGTTCATCCAGTTGCTGCTGCTTACGTTGAAGTAGGGATGGATCCAACTGCTAGTACAACTAATAGTTTGTATGTTGCAGCAGGTGACTCAGTAATCCTTAAAGAATCTGTTTATTCTGTACCTACCGTTGGTGTAACTAATGCATCGGCTGCTATTAAATTCAGTGTCCCTGATGGGATGGATAGTCCATTTAATGTTGGAGATAAAGTTGCCGTAACTGGTTGTGCTCCTGCTGGAATTAATACTACTAGTGCAGAAGTTAGTGCAGTTACTGGTCCAGATCCAGTAAAGGGTATTCATGGTCAAAGAATAACTTTGAATTATGGTGATGCTACTCTCGCTGCTACTGATGCAGCAGGTGAAATTAGAAAAGTCGTCAAAGTTTCAGTCAATACCAGTGGCGCAACTCATATTAGTGAAGTTCAAATCGTAGGAGGCTAATCCAAATGAAACTTATTACCGAAGAAGTCTCGAACGTTAAATTTATTACCGAAGGAAAAGGTAGTAAGAAAAAGCTTTATATTGAAGGAACATTTCTTCAAGGCGAAATTAAAAATCGCAATGGAAGAATGTATCCTGTATCAACTCTTGCAAAAGAAGTTGGTAGGTATAATGAATCCTTTATTAAGCAAGGTCGTGCTCTTGGAGAATTGGGACATCCCGATGGTCCAACTGTAAACCTTGATCGTGTTTCTCATAAAATTACTTCACTTGTTCAAGAAGGAAATAATTTCAGAGGAAAAGCACAAATCCTCAATACCCCTATGGGTAAGATTGCATCTTCTCTTTTAGATGAAGGTGTAAAACTTGGAGTTTCTTCTCGTGGTGTTGGTTCACTAAAAGAAGATCTTCATGGGTGTAAAGTTGTAGGTGAAGATTTCCAGTTAGCAACTGCTGCTGATATCGTTGCCGATCCTTCTGCTCCAGACGCATTTGTGAATGGAATCATGGAAGGAAAAGAGTGGATTTGGGAAGGTGGAAGTCTTCGTGAACAACTCGCAGAAAATACTCAAA